GAAATGGTTGTGTTATATTTATTTCTGTTACAGGAACCATTCCATAATCGGTTTCAACTAATAATTCTTGATCTAAAAAAATAGTATTAACGAATTTCTTTAGTATATCATCCTCATTAGGATTGAAATTTCTAAATTCATATCTTTCTATCAATTGAATTATAAAATATATTACATTTTTTATTATATTTTTTAGCATTTAATTTTCTTTATTTTATTTCCAAATATACAAACCTTTATTATTCAGCAATCCTTCGCAATAATTCATATCTATATTATAATTAGGAAAAACTATAGATAATATATGTTTATATATTCTAATTTTTTTCTGTAACACAGTATCACCAATTATAAAATATTTTGGAATATTAATATTATCTAAAATATTACCAATTCTAACTAAAACTTCTTTTTCTTCATTTAATGCTGTTAAATCATCATATTCAAAATCATCAACATCATATTTATCTAATGTAAATGATATATTCCAAACAAACTCACTATTTATTTTTGAATTAAAATTTTTCAACGGAGCTAAATCAATTCTATATTTATTACCAGATTCAGTTTTAAACCATATTTTATATCCAGATTTATCATAATTTGAATAACTTGAATCAAATTTAAAAAATTCAATTTCACACTCTGTATCATCATATTTTTTATCAAAAGATTCTAATATGACATTTCTATTAAATCTTTCAAAAGTATATATCTTCAAAAAAGTACTAATTCTATCAGATAGATTATGATTATTAACATAATTAATATATGTCTTATTAGTTGTTGAAATAGATTTAGTTTTTATCATAAATTTAAATATTTTTTACACTTATCTAAAATCATATCTTTTCGGTTTTTATATTCTGAATCCCATATAGTCAACACTTCAAAACCATTTTCTTCAGCAACTTGTTTTTTCCTTTCATCTTTATCCCACATTTCTTGTGCTGTTATATTTTTTCTAAATGGATGAGGACAATCAGAAGTTTCATATAAATTTGGATTTGCATGATATTCATCACCATTATATTCTATTATTTTTTTATTCTTTAAATCAACAAAATCATATAGCCAAACACCGCCTTCTTTTTTATTTAACCGATATTCTTTATTTTTAGTAGCAAAAAATATGAATTCTTTATCTTTAACTAAATCATAATAATTTAATAATTCATAAAACAATATTTGTGAAACATTTGAATATCCATATTTTAAATTTCCATTTTCAGTTAAAGATTTTTGCCATTTTTCTTGTCTTTTAGTATAAATTTTTTTACCTTCAATTTCACCATATTTTTCAATACATTTTTCTAAAGTAAAGGTCAATTGTCTTTCTTTTAATTTTTTTTTAGCATCTTCTTTATTGAAACCTTTATTTATCCAATAATCTAATCTTACTGTATATGATTTTTTATCACACACTCTTTTAACAAAATTATTTTTTTCTTCAATAGTATAATAATTTTTAAAATTATTTGAAAATGGAGATCCTGATTGTCTTTTTTCTAAAGTAGTTTTTGATTTATGATTAGGATTTTTTTCTCCCATAATCTTTTCTGAAAACATTTTTTTATATTTTTCGGTTTTCATATGCTTTCCACTATTTATTGAGGTTTTCTTATTATCTGTTTCAGTATATAAAGGTTCACCTGGGTACATATTTTTATAATCCTCAGACGTTATACCATGTGATTTCAAGTGTCTACCATAAATTCTTTGAGATTGAAATCCGCATATTTTGCAAGTAATAAAATCATTTTCCTTATTTTCCATAATCTTTTTTATTCTATATATAAATATTTATTGGTCGCATTTAGTCAAAATGGTAAAATTATTGTAATTTATATAATATTTTATATAAAAATACTTTTATATTTTCTAATAGCATTAACTTTCTTTCCTTCTTAACTTCATTATAATAAAGAAAGCCAATAGGAATTTTTACTGTTTGTCCTGATTCCGAAACAACTAACACATTGGTTATAAAGGAGTTACACTTACCCGTCTGACGGCTCGCCATCAATATACTTCTAGGATTTTTTGTATATAAATCTATAATATCTTTTTGGTAATCCCTAAGTGTCATTGGTCCAATTGTACCATCTTCTCTCTTAATTTGACAATAATGTTCAGCAAAATAATGAATATTAATTTTACATTTAATATATTCTTCAAATTCATCATCTGTCATAGCAAATGTCACATTTGCTTTACGAACACCTCTTGTATTTGAAAACCAAAGTTTTTCGTGCCTTTTTAATATTCTTCCTAAGTTCTCTTTCTCTTCAATATATTTTATTATATCTGTTGTTAAAATAAAACTATCATCTTTTTCCGCCATAATTCATTATTTTTTATTTATTCAAAAACAAAATCAATATTATATCCCTTTATCACAAAATTTAAATATAATATATCTCTTAATGTACCTTCAAATAATTGTACATCAAAAGTATATCCTATTGCTATCAGTTCAGGAATATAAGTTATAATTTGTTCTTCTACTTTATTTTTTAAATTGCCAGTTGTGACTCTTGTTTGCCACAAATAATACTCTAAATTAGCACCAATATCAAGATTACCTAGTACCTCACCTTTATTGGTAAATAATATCATTTCTAATTTTTGTACTATTACTTCAATTTCATCATCTTCTATAATTCTATCTGGTTCATATTTTGGATGCCCAGGATATCTTATAACTAAATCTTTTACATCTCTTAGTGCCATGGAAACCGTATTTTTATTATATATATAAAAAAAATACATTTCCCTATGAATGAGGTTAATTTTATATCAGTTATAGATTATATTGGAGAGATAAATGGTGGAGTTGCTGTTTTATTATCTATGAAAGTTAAAGAAAAAATATATGAAATATCTTATTGGTTTGATAAAGAAAATAATTATCGAATATCTTCTGATGATAACTTTTTACAGGATTATAACATTAAAGATATATATGAATATAAAAACTATAAAAAATTAGCATATTATATACATACGTTTGTATTAGATAATAAAGAAGAAATATTTAAGGAATTTTTACCTTAATAATTATTTACTTGAAGTTACACCTTTCCAAATAATATTAATTGTGCTAAATCCAGTTGTTGTTTTTGGATCTTCACTAAAAAAAACACCATTTCTATTACTCCAACCACCTCTTAAAATAACTAATTCATTTGATCCAATAACAATATCACCTAAAACAGGGTCAATACCAATTAATACACTAGCATCATATTGAGATGTACTATTATATGACACAACTGTACTATTACCAACAGATAATGAAGAAGATGTGCTTAATGCGGCATTAATTGTTGATGTATTAGGAACAGATGAACTATTATTTGAACTATTTGCAGCATTCTGTTGATTTTGTTGTGCGGTTACAATATTTGTGTAATTATTTGCTGAAACATTAACAGCCGATGATGATGCTACATAAGTATTTTGAACTACATTTTTTTGTGTTGATGATAGCAAAGCTCCATCTCTATGATAATCTTCATTATCTTTGCCAACAAATTCTATATTAATTGAATCTATACCATCTACACTATTTTTGATTTGTGTAATCAAGTCTGATTTAATAACTCTATCATATCTATCATAACTTGAAAAATAATTAGACAAAGTTGTAATAATTTGTGATCTAATATTATCTTCTGAAACATCATCATAAATTATAACAAATATATTTACAACAAAATATTTTATCAAAGGATCTATAACTTTTATTGTACTTGTAATACTAATTATACCTTGCATTTTAAGATAAGTTAATATTCTATTCTTCTCAGTATCATCTAAATAAAAAGCATCTAAAGGTACATTAAAATAATTAACATCAGTTGAAAAATAATCTGTAATTCTTGGTATTAAATATAAATACATTTCATTAATATTAATATTATCTAATGTGCCGTCACTATTAATATCAATTTTAATCATATCTAAATTATTAAAAGCATTAACTTTAGAAAACATATTTAATTTTTTAAGATGATAAATAAATTGAGATGGAGTCGCAAGAACAAAATTTCTTGATACATAAGGAATAACTGATTTAGTATATTCCAAACTTTCACCATCACTAGCAAATTTTATGTCAGTTTCAATAAATAAATCAAAAATCTGACTCGCTTGAATAATATTTCCATTATCATCATACATATCATCAACAAAAGTAAAATCATTAACTTTATTATTTAATATATTTCCTTGCAATCCATTATTCAATAAATATGTAACTGTTATTGTTGATCCAATAGGGGGAATACAGCCGTTAATTCCATTACCAAAATACACATCTAAACCACCATTAAATCCAGTTCTTGTATAACAAGCATATTCATTATCAAGCATATCGTATAAATGATCCCTAATCTGTAAATTTATTCCATTTAAATAAATAAGAAAATCAAAATTATCAATAGTAGAACTATTACTAACTGTAACCTGAAAAGATTGAGATATTGTACCATCACCAGTAAAATTTTGTGTATCGTATTTGCCTTGTACTATATTGACAAAAAATTGGCAACCAGGTGTTAAAGGATATACATTTTTAGATGTGCCAGTTTTTAAGGAATAATAAAGTCCATTACTTTTATTTTTAAGTAATGTATTATCATATATTACAACCTGTTCGCCAGAAATAGTTGATTGAATATTAATACCTTGTTTAAGCTTAAATTTAATAGTACCTCTGGCCGAAATTGATCTTGATGGATTATGCCCAGATATTCTAGCAATATTTCTAATCATTCTTATAGTATTTGCTTGGTCTATATCTAGTTGTTTAACAAAATTTTTCAAATATAATATATTCTGAAGAAAGAATTCTTTAACAACTTCTAATATTTGGCCATAAGGTGATGCTGAATTAAAAAGAATACTAGATTTATCATATGCAGAACTCAACCAATTATTTATCTGATTTGTTAAATTTGTATAATTCAACTCTATTCTATTAAAAACTCTGTTAAGTTTTGTGGATC